GGAAGACAATATCACTACCAGTCTTAACTACTGAATCCCTAGCAAAGCATCCAATACCTGTAATAGTATCTGACAGTGTTAAGTTATTAGGATCTGTAGCATTGGAGTAGATAAGAATCTGTCTACGACCGAAGATAATCAAGAAACCATTATGTGAGGCTAAGGCTGTAATCTCATCAGAGCCTGCAGGCCACACTTGAGATACATCTAAAGTACCTGATGTACCAGTATTCAAGACATGACCTGATAACAGATCTGAGAACTGTACAGTACTCTTGTCTGTTGCGTTGTTAGCTGTCCAGATACGACCATAGGCACTGATAGCACAGTTGTTACTTTGTACAGTTCCTAAGTAACCAGTCTTCTCAGATATACGCTTGTACGTAGTTGCACTGGTCGCAGGATCGAACACTAGAGGATCATGTCCAGCTTGATATAGGAAGATACAGCCATTCAACGGAGCCATTTGCCAATGATCAGCTGTAATGGTAGGAGCTGTACCACCACCTCCGTAGGTTAACTCAGTTAAGGTTGAACCTGACAACTTGAATAGTTTATTATTACCAGTAGCTACAATGTATGAGTTACCTGAGTTATCAATCAACTCACCAATAGCTTTTACATAGTAACCTGTTAAAGCTGCTAAGGTAGAGTGAGCTGCTGACCAACCCTTCCTAGCACCTATACGTCCGAACCTGTCAATGACACAGTTCTGAGCAACAGTTGCAAACCCATTGTCTAGATTGACAGATGAGTCTTGCAAGTTCAGCCCCATGAATCCCGGAGCTTGAACTGTTGTAGTTAATAACTGTTCTGCCATTTACACAGCACTCCAAACTACTGAGTCTTCATAACGGTTTCTCTCTAAAGCAATAGCATCTGCTAAAGCTAATCTGTACATCAAGTAAGCTTCAGATGATGTTACACCTGAATCTTCACCTCGCTCAGCAATAGCTTTAGAGTATGCCAACAGAGAGGGCAAGTGAGAGGGTATCAAGAGAGTATCTGAGTCATTCACTAGATCCACTGTAGGGATAGTCAACTCAAACCTCAATGAATATACACCATCAGGCTTAGGGTATACATCTACCTTAGTATCACCGTTACTGTCTACACCATTATAAGCATAATATGTTGGTGAAGCTGATGTCGATGTACCTAAGTAGTACATACGGTTAAGCCAGTCACGGTTAACAGCTTGCATTGAGAAGTCATCAGTGTCGTTAAGAACATCACTGGTGGTAAATCTCTGGCCTGAGCCTGTAAGAGTATAGTTACGAGTGTTAGCAGTAGTTGTAACTACAATGGTATTGCTTAAAGCATTCCAATCATGAGCATCTTCAATCTCACGCTTAGAATCATTAATCCAGATACCTACAAGCCTAGAATAATCAGTATCATTTACAGCGGTAACAGTAGGCTCACGCAAGCGTCTGAGCACATTGTTCACAACGTCTAAATACGTAGCCATTTGTTATGTCCTTTACTTTCTAGATTTCTTCTTGTTAGCTTTGTTTGCTTGTGACAAAGCAATTGCAATGGCCTGATCACGAGATTTCACCACAGGGCCACCTTTACCACTGTGGAGAGTACCTTCTTTGTACTCTCCCATGACTTTCTTCATCTTGTTCTTAGCTGTTCTCTGTCCTCTTGTGGGCATAACCATATTAGCCTCCATGTAGTTTATTGTCGATAGCTAACCAAATAGCTCCGAAGAAAGCACCTATAACAAGTACAGGTTTAACAGCCTTAGCGATCCACTCAAGTACTTGGAAGGCTCCTGATGCTGCATTAAAAGCCTTCACAACCTCTTGAGTGTTCTTGTCTAACTGATCTACCTTAGCTTCAACAGCACATAAGCGATCATATATCTGAGCATGGCTAATCTCTTCAGTAGCCATTGTTATTCACTCCAAGGCGTACCAGATGCCTGAACAGGATTCTTCTGCAAAGCAATGTTAGCTGCTAGTGCATCTTCTGTGGCTTGCTTATCAACACCATTAGCCCATACCCAATTCAATACTTCAGCCATCGTTACATTTGCGTATGGGACTGTTGGTGTACCAGAAGCCCATGAGGATGTTGAGTAAATGGATGCTGTGTAATCACCATCTGTGGCATTGCAACTCCAATGCGCACAAGTAATGAAACCAGTTGCAGTTTCGTAGTCAGTTTGGGTAATTACCCAGTTGTAAGATGTAGTCATAATTTACCTTTCAGTTTATGGGTGTGAGGCTTTGTAGGCATCGAATTCTGCTTTGAGTTCTTGAATGGCTTTGATGAGCATTGGAACAAACACGCTGTACTTTACAGACTTGGTTGTTGTGCCAAGGTCATTGCCTTCTTCATCTTTGTCAGGTGTTTCGTCAACCATTGCAGGAAATACAGTTTCCAACTCTTGAGCAACAACGCCAATTTGTTTCGTTGTGTCGCCAATCAAGTTGTAGTTACGCACCTTGACTTGCATAAGGTCAGCAAGTTTTGGTGAAGCGTCAACAATGTTTTCCTTTAATTTGACATCTGAAATAGCGCCATAACTGTTGTTTGCGTTTGTTACGTTGCCGTTGTTTGCAATTTGCAAGCGGTCAGGAAACCCACCGTTTAAAGAATAGCAGCGTAAAAAAGGGTCAGTATTGGCAGTTATAAGAATACCGCCATCACCTGCAGAAATAATTGTTCCAGCCGTACCTGCACCCGGAGTCGAACTCGAAGTCCCCACCAGCAAGCGACCGCTAGAGTCTAACGTCATGCTATCCGTAAAGCCGTAATTCCGTGCTTGGAACACTAAGTTGGCAGTATTGTTGTCTGCATTCAAGCGGCTAAGAATTCTTGAACCTGAGTAGCCACCACCTGAATTGGTAATTTGGAATTGCAAACCCGCACCATAAGATGATGCGTATGCGCCTGTCGTAGTTGTGGCAACAACCACTACATTTTGGTCGCCTGTATTGGTTGAGCCAGTGCTGTAATCAATTTTTGCTTGACCCGACATATCAAGTCGATATGAAGCGGATGTTTTACCAAGTGCCAAATTCCCACTTGCATCCAGAGTCATCGCCTGAGTAAAGGAGATAGCGTTTCCTGCTGTGCCTCCTGCGGAAACGTGCCATGAATGTGTGCTACCAGCATTAGCCCCTGTCGTTTGATACAAAGCAGAACCAACAGAACTTGATGTGTATCTCCAATTTGTGCCATCAAAGTATGCGTTATGGGTCAAACTACTTGATGTGTTGCCACCACCATAAGTTGAAAGTGCAGCGCCAAAACTTGTAATTTGCAATGCTTGTGACCCACCAGCAGTAGTCCAAGCACTCGGTGTAACACCAAGACCTAGATTGCCTGAGGAGTCGAGGCGCATACGCTCTGTTGCACCACCAGCCATAAAGATTAAAGCCGAATTAGAGGCAACAGTTAAACCAGTACTGCCATATAAAAGTAATTGGTTTGCACCACCAGAGCCAAAGTAACCTGTTTGGCTACCAAGCGCACCCATTTCAGTCCCTTGGTTATACAGCCTAAGTCTTGACCTTCCATCTGTAGAACCATTTATTCTTAATATTTCATCTGGCGAACTTGTACCAATACCCAACCCTGTTGAGGTGAGGCGCATTTGTTCGGTGTCATTAACAGTAACAACTAATGGGTGGTTACTTCTTGAACCCATGTAAACCAAACCATTGGTATTGCTTGAAATAGTCTGAGCAATAACTCCTGTTCCAGTAACAAGGCTAATGGCATTGCCACCCGAGTTTGCAAGTTCTAGCGACCTAAATCCACTAAAACCAGTTAGCGTATTTGTGCCAACACCTAAACTTGTGCCATCAAAGTAAAGCGCAGAGCCACTTGTCAGAACCTTTGAACCATTGAGATAGGTTACTCCATTGGCTGTGCCTCCAGAGAGGGTTACAGTGCTTGAAGCAGCTACTGTCGTAAAAGCACCAGTAGTAGGTGTAGTAGCACCAACAGTACCATTGATGTTGATAGAGGCTGTACCTGTAAGGTTAGTTACAGTACCGCTAGAAGGTGTACCCAAAGCACCGCCATTGACAACAGGTGCGCCAGCAGAGCCTACATTAACTGCCAGAGCAGTTGCTACACCAGTACCCAAGCCTGATACACCTGTAGAGATAGGAAGACCTGTAGCGTTTGTTAGAGTACCGCTAGAGGGAGTTCCTAAGACTCCACCGTTAACCACTGGAGCACCTGCTGAGCCAACATTAACAGCTAACGCTGTAGCTACACCAGTGCCCAAGCCAGAGACACCTGTGGCAATTGGAAGACCTGTGGCATTGGTGAGGGTGGCACTAGCTGGAGTACCCAAAGATGGTGTAACTAGCGTAGGACTGTTAGCGAACACCAGAGCACCTGTACCAGTTTCATCTGTTACAGCTGCAAGCAAGTTAGCACTGGATGGAGTGCCTAAGAATGTAGCAACACCAGTACCCAGTGAAGTGATACCTGTACCACCATTAGCGACTGGCAATGTACCTGTAACACCAGTGGTCAGTGGAAGACCTGTCAAGTTAGTAGCTACACCTGACGCTGGAGTACCTAGTGCTGGAGTTACCAGTGTAGGTGAATTAGACAACACTACAGAGCCTGAGCCTGTAGAGGAAGTTACACCTGTACCGCCCTGCGCTACTGACAAGGCCGTTGTAAGACCACTCAGAGAGGTAATGTCACTGTTAGCACCACTTGCAGCAGCACCTAAGTTACTACGAGCACTGGTAGCTGTTGAAGCTCCAGTACCACCATCAGCAACTGCCAAGTCAGTGATACCTGCAATTGAGCCACCTGTAATAGCTACAGCTGAAGCTTCTTGATTACCTAAGGAGCCTACCAACTTAACAATAGCTGCACTGCTATCCTTGGTATACACCTTCTTATCGGTAACGTTAACAGCTAACTCACCTTGTTGTAAGTCACCTACTGCAGGTACAGCTGTAGATGTACTGCTATTCTTAGTAATGATTGTGCTTGCCATTTAAGCTCCGTATTGTGAAGTGTACCAGTCACGTAATGGCGATGCGACATCACGAGGGACTGCGGGAAGAAGTCTGTTGTAGTTCTGCTGTACTTTGGTGAAATAATCATCAGTGTACATTGGAGGTAACTGTGTAGGTAGTGCACCTACAGCAGGTGTTGTGGGTGTGCCAGCTAATGATGCAGCTCCTAAACCTCCGAATAAACCTACAGCTGCCTTTAACAGGTTAGCCATTTGTTCATCAGTTAAGCCTAACTCATTAGTAGTCTTATTAGTAGTTGTAGTAGTAGCGGGAGACGTTACAGTTGGAGGTAACAACGTAGAAGGCAAGGCAGCTAAAGTATCTCCTACATTGGCAGACTTTTGAGCTGTAACTTTAACTTCAGGAGTTGCACCTGCTGCTGTTGTACTTGGTATTGTAGGAAGAGCAGCTGTGATAGCGTTAACTACTTCAGGTGTTGTAACTGGTCTAGAACCTGTAACTTGAACGTTAGCTAAGTTAGAAGGTGTACCTACATTAGTACCTAGTTGACTGTTAATCAAGTTAATCACAGACTGGTCAACCTGTTGAGGTGTATTAGCACCTGTTACAGTAAGTGTAGGAGTTAAAGTACTACCTAGTAAACCACCAGCATTAATAGCTGGAGTTGTAGTGCCTGTAATGTTCAATACGCCACCGTCTGTAACTGGGGTACTTACAGCTACTGGGGTTGTTGTTGTCGGTGTAGTTACACCATTAACATAGTCTGCTAGTGCCTTTTGAGATTCAGAAGAACTAAGCAAGTCAGATATTGCAGCATCATACTTAGTACCATACAAGGGGTTAGAGCCGCCATAGCGAGGATCTAAGCCAGCAGCTAGGTCGGCAGCAGCTGTAGAGTCATACAAAGCATTCTGTAGTTCACTACCTAAGAAGCTACCACCACCACCTAACAGAGCAGCTTTAAGAATATCCTCAGTAGTTCCACCAGCTACAGCTTGAGTACCAGCACCAATTGTAGCACCTGTCAAACCTGCCAATGTAGAACCTGTAGCACCTGTTAAGCCACCTAATAAGCCTGTAATTCCGGGAAGACCTACTGTAGATGCAGCTAAACCAATCACAGGGGCTGCAGCAGCTAACAAACCACGATCACCACCACCTGCAAAAGTACCTCTGTCGATTACTTCACCAGTCTTAGGATTGTAAGTCTCCCAGTTAGCTGGATTGTTAGGATCTACTCGTGTCTCATAAACTACTTGAGGTACACCAGCCATCTGAGCTTCAATGTTATCGCCTTCAATGACAGTACCACGATCTGTAGGGATTACTCGTTCAACAGGTGCTGGAGGAACTACCGCTTCAAACCTTTTAACAGCTTCAGTCGCACTTGTTCCGGTAGCTTCAGCAATTTGTTGAGGCGTAACATTAAATTCCTGCATAACAGCAGCCAACTCAGCATCACTTATGTTGGGGTTAGCTAGCAAAAAATCAAAGATTTGCTGATTAGAGACTGCCATGATAATTATTCGCCTTTTCTGTATAGCTCAAATGTATTAATAGTATTCATTGTTGAGCCAGACTCTGACTCTAATCGTACCTGATCACCCTCTTCAAGCACCACAAAAGCACCGTCATTAAACTTGATAAACTGTGTTGGGCTTAGCACGTATTGGTCTAAGACATGAATCTCAGTAGTTGTACTAGCGTCATACCAGATAGCATCAATAGCTTTATTATTGCCTGTGGTGTTAACAACATAACATAGAACCCACTTAGCATAGTAACCAGTAGGAACTGTGTAGACCGTAGTCTTAGTTGCCGCTGTTAGAATCGTCCCCACTGATACTGGTTTCATCTGCTGTTACCTTAGATTTTTTGGTTGATTTTACAGGAGCTGCTTCTTGTACTACAACAGGAGCTTCAACTACCTCAGTGTAGCCTCCATGTTTACGCATTTCAGCGATCTCATGCTCTTGGAAGAACTCTACTGTGTTACCTGATTGATTGCACTTAAATTTCATTTTGTTAACCTTTCTGATGTACTAAAAGTAATACATTAAAAAGGCTCCCCACACCTTTTGAGCATGGGGAACCTAGTTAGCTATTAAGCTGGAACGACGAGGGCAACGCCACCGTAGTTACGCAACTCAGCGCAGCCGTACAATGTATCAGCTGTGAACAATGTACCGAGGTACTCTTGTTTGTACTGAGTCTGTGAACGGACACCAACTTGCTCCACCAACACCATAGAGTCTTTGTGAGCCATTACGCACACACGACCAAGAGTAGTGCCAGAACCATCAGCGGCTGACTTAGCAGAACCAGCATTAGATGTAACATAGACTGGAACACCGTAGATGTCACCAATCATACCGTTACGGATGCTGTTAGCTGTACCAGCTTCACCAACGCTGTTGAAGGTTGTGAACTCAGTCAAACCGAGGATAGTGTTACGCACGTTTGGAGGAATAATGAAGAAACGATTGTCCATAGGAACATCGCTATCGTCAAGACGCTGAATTGTGCGACGAATACCAGCAGCTGTCAAAGCTGATGCGTTACCAGCATTGGTGTTAGCTGTGTAGTCGAAAGCTGTAGAGCCATCACCACCAATGAAAGCACCAGCGTAGCGATAGTTACCTGCGCCAGCTGTGGAAACGTTGAACTGTTGAGCCAAGTTAATCAAGTCAGTATCAACTTGCTTACCCAAAGCGTAACCAGCATCATCAGTGTAGAACTGACGCAGGCTAGACAAAGCTTGAGCTTCAACGATATCCTCGATCAAACGTGAATATTCGTAGTGCTTGTTGATAGACACAGTTACTTCGGACTCAGTAGCTGCAATCAGTGTAACTTGTGTAGAAGCTGCCTTAGCAGAAGCTGTGCCACGTGCAGGGACTGGAATGTGAACTACGTCACCCTTCTTGCCCTTAAAGCTCATCTTCTTAACTAGGTTAGCTGCAACCAAGCTCTTTTTGTAAGCCGCAACAATTTCATCACTCCATACTTCTGGAATAAACGTTGCTGCGGTCGTACTCGTTACGTGATCTGTTCCTAATGCCATTTTATAAATCTCCTGTTGATGTTAATATTAAATTACTTCACTCGACCTTCTTGATATGCTGCCATAATTTCTGGTTGTAAGGCCTCATATCGGTCGGGATCTGTCATACGTAGCCGGATAAGGTCGGCACGACGATATACTTTCTTAGAAGACTCTCCAGTTCCACCAACATCAACACCAGCTGCTTTCAGATTCTGTTTGCGAACAGCGTTACCTGCTTCAGTAGTTTGTTGTGTCTTAGATGTACGGATCTGTTTGAATGTAGAGATCAGTTCATCAGCTGCATTAAAATCATAGTTAGCATCAGCCATTGCATAGATATTAAGCCTCATGGGAGAAGCTTTAACCCACTCAATAAACTCACCATCACTTACAATATTAGCAAAGTCAGGATGCTTCTTGTTGAGCATTGCTTGTGTCTGAATCTGCTTAAGTTGCATTGAAGCTTGTTTAGCTGCCAATACGTCCGGATGATTCGCTACAGCACGATTAACGTGACTCTGCGGATCTTCAAAGAAGTCGATCTCTTGTGGTGGGTTCTCCACCTTCTGTGGTTGTGCTTGTTGTTGGTTCTTCTGAGCTAAGCTTTGTTTTAAAAGTTCATCCGCTAAACGTCTAACTTCACCAACTTCCTGTGCTTGCCTACCGATTAGCTTTTCAGCCTCTTGGTGCATACGAACAATATCTTCAAGATTCTTCCCCTTGTATTTCTCAGGGATCTCTGATGCTTGTTCTGCCTCAGGTTGTTGCTTGGGTTGTTCGCTTGTTTGTTGGGACTGTTTAAAGTCCTCAGCGTCTAACTCACTAACACTACCTAGTTCCTCATTGTGATCAATTAAAGCCATACCTAACCTTTCCCTGTCCACGGATGGATTACAGGATAAACTTGTAAAATAGAATTGGGTTGCCTGAGGGTTACTCAGATCCTCTCTTTTGTTCCTGCTTGAGCCTATCAGCCCTCACAGCAGCCCATTTAGCTGTAGCACCGGGAAAGTCCCCTGATAAAGGGTCTAGTCCGATACTTGGAGCTGAAACGAGCCTGATAGCGTCCTTACTACATACCTTACACTTAGCAGTGGTATGATCACTATCAACTAGCGATTCAGTTATGTGATCGTTAGGACATTTAAAGTCATACAGTCTTCTCATCCCTGCAATTCCTCAAATACCTTCTCACACACAGCCTTACGCCCTAAAACTAATTCAAGAATATCTAACTGTCCCTTACGGAAATATAAAGATTGTGTGTCCGTGACAGTTGATAAGTCGTTTAAACTAGCCTTAATCTCTTCGAAGTCCTCTATGAGGAACTCCCAACCCTTAGTACTCATCGTATTAAAGGTTTCTTCGTAATACTTTTGTAGGTCTTTATCCATTTAAGGAGAACCTTTCTTTAAATGTTTTAAATATATTAGTATTTTAGCACATAAATGCTTGACATACCATGTTAATATGTGTTACAATTCTCTTTTAACTTAAATAAAAGGACTTAGTATGGCTTTTAAGTGTAAAATTACAGAACATGAACGTGAACTATTACTTCAATGGTTAAAAGAAGGTATTGGATATACTGAAATAGCTCATAAATTAGACGGTAAACTTAGTAAGCAGCGCATCAAACAAATAGCTCAAAAACACGGTATTGATGCTTTTAAGATACGACAAGCACGAAAAACTAAAGAATATACCGATAAAATGTTTGCTAAAAATGGATCTAAGTGGAACGATCCTGAATTTACCAAGTCTTTAATCTTTCAATCAATGAAAGAGAAGTTCCGTAACAAGAAAAGCAATAAGTATGGCTGGGAATGGACTATTGAGTTCGGAGATCTAGAGTTTCCATCACATTGTCCTGTCTTAGGTATTGAACTTGACTACTTTACAGAAGGTAAAGGACGTATGGAGAACTCAGTATCATTTGACCGTATAGATCCAACCAAAGGTTACATTAAAGGCAACGTTATTGTGATGTCTTGGAGAGCCAATCGCATTAAAAACGATGGAACTGCCCAAGAACATCAACAAATTGCTGACTTTATGCGTTCTTACTTGCTTTAGTCATCATCTGAAGGCTTGCAATACGCTCATTTGAGGCAATATCAGCAGCTTTCAGGTTAACTTGCTTCTCTTTAAGCATCATGTCAGCCAGTTTCAGACGCTTCTCAAAGTCATCACCGTTATCTAGGTTAGTTGCAGCTGCCTGAACCACCTTAACACGATGCTCTTCAGGGATCATCTGAGCTTCAATCATGGTCTTTTGAGCCTCAGCTGACTGCTTTTGAGCCTTAGACTGCAAATCTGCCACCTGAGCCTGTGCAAGTTGCATCTGAGCCATCTGTTGCTCCTGCTGAGCTTTAGCAGCATCAGGATTAGGCTGAGACATCTGATCCAAAGCTTGCATCAACTCACCACGGTTAGACAATGAACTGTTCTGCAAGATACCTTTGAGGATCAGGGGCAGTACAGGTGTGTTAGGGCCAAGTGTCTGCAACAAGCCAATCATCTGTTGCTGTTCAAACTCACGTGCCAAGATACCCAAAGTAGCTGTTGGAATGAACTTCATGTCAACTGATGGATAACGCTCACTGTCAAACTGCATATAACGGAAGGCAGCCTTGTTAATGAACGGGATCATGAAGTCTTCTTGGAAGTTACTCAAGGTACGTTTGTACTTCTTGATGATACCTGCCATAGCCATAGACATACCACCAGCACCTGCATCACGGGGTACGTTAGAGGGCATACCTGCGCTGTCAACTGTACCTGTAGCTTGCAAGAGCATACGTTCAAAGTTCTGCGCTGCTGCAGCTGCATTGCCATCAGTCTGACCGAACTTGAAGGGATACAAGATCTCAGAAGGTGAGCCATTGGTCAGGATAGCCTTACCGGGCTTAATCTCAAACTTAGCACCACGTGGCAGACGAGTAGCATCCATTGCAATCATAGGTGCTGTAGTCAAAGCCAGTGAGTCCATGTGAGCACGCAGCTGACCATCAATAGCTTTTTGCATATTGTAGGCCTTCTCAGCTGTACCACGACCCCAGAAGCGTCCGGGAACTGTATCGTCTTGGTATGCAACAACTGGACGATCCTTCATCATGTAAGGATTAATCTCAGCCTTCAAGAGGATTGAGTCATTGGCAATAACAACAATGGCTTCAACCAAGTTACAGTGCTCATCAGCTGACGTACCTTCAGCGAACAACTCTTCGTACTCTTCCTCTTCACCTTCAGTCAAATACTCTTTAGGTACTAAACCGTAGTAAGTGATGAGCTTAACCTTATCATCTTGATAGGTCTTCAAGTCTTGAGTTACTTCTAAGTCCTCATCCTCAGAGGCTGTGGTAATGTCTACCTTTTTGTAAATGCCTCTCTCAATACCTTCCACAACCTTGTGAATGGAAACGTACTTCTCGATAGCAACGCCCAAAGCATCGTCAACGGAATCAGCATTAGGATCAATAAGGAAGTTCTTAGGGTTAACTGGTTTGATCTTAACGGCAATACGATCCTTCTCTTGAACTCCAATGGCAGCTGCATTAGCAATACCGGGAATTGCCTGAGTTGCTGGAATGTACTCCTTCTCAGTCTTGACAATGATCTCACCAATACCTGTACCATAAATCTCAGCCATCAACTCAATCTGGTCAATAGCTTTCTTAATCTTGTCTCGTTTAAAGTCCTCATGCAATTGAACCTTAATTTGTTCAACATCAAAAGGAGTACCGTTTACATCTTTAACGTCATCTGAGATGTCAAAGAATTCACCTTGACCGAAGATAGCTTCCATGATCTCAGCATGGCGAGTCTCAATAGCTTGCTGAGTGGCTGGAGAGATGATACGTGAGCGTTCACTCTCACGAGTCTTATCCTCAGCAGCCCAGATACCTCGAAAGACACGCTCGTACTCCAACCACAAGTCCATGTAGTTAGCGTCACGATGGTCACGCCAGCGAGTAATGTGCTGAGTTACCCACGAGGTGAGTTCTTTCTCAGCCTCTGTAGGTTCCTCAAATTGAGAGTTATGATTCTCATCAAATTGGTCGTTAGTTAGAGCCACTGTATGTTCCTTATTACCATTTAACTTTGTTAGCCCAATAAGCCGCTGACATCTTACCTTTAGCTATGTTCTTAGCGTGCCTAGCTTTAAAGGACTCATTACGAGCTGAACCTTCAGGGCTACCTGAGACACCTTGCTGTCCGAATCGTATCAGCTTAACCTCTTCACCATCTTTAGCTAAGACTGCATGACTCTTAGTTGGATGTCCGGGAGTTCTCTTAGGTTTGTTATAACCTTGGAACTCTTCACTACCTCTTTTAATAGCCATATATTTAGTATCCTTAGTAGCCTGAGATAACGTCTAAGACTTCGTAGTCATCATCTTCGTAGTCTTGGTTGTAGTTAGCTATAGCCAGTTGATCAATGTAACTTAGAGCATCTACCAAGTCATCATGTACACCTGCTGTAGGGAACATAACTAATTGATCTCTAAACTCACTCCAGTCCTCATCCTCATTGAAGGTAATCCTTCCATGCTCCATGCGACCTTGTAAGCTCCAGACAACCCTATCAGTCTTCTTCTTATTCCCGTGAGTTAAGTCCTGTATGTGAGCATAGATGTTATTCTTCCTCATCAAGTCATTCAGGTATGGCAGTACAGCATTCTTCAATGCTCCTCGCTCAATACCTATGCTTGTAGGTTGAAAGTCTCTAATCACTTTCAAGATGTTAACTGCAGTCTCTCTGATGTCCCACCGACCATGCTGTATCTTGTGAACCCACCAGTTACCGTTATCCTCTAACTTAACAACTGCAATAGCTGTCTCGTCTAGTCTCTTCTTAGATGCCCCAGCATTCTTACCTACCTCTTCAAAACCTGCTAAGTCAATGGCTACAATGTAGCTACCGTAACTAGGTTCTTCAGCAGTCTTAAACCATTCCTCTTTAAAGACATCAGCTCCTGCAGTATCAAAGCTAGACAAGTACTCCTGCTTGAATGCAAAGGAACTCAATGTACGCTTTGCAGCCTCAATCTCCTTAGGATCAATAGTCTCATTGTCCTGAGTTGTGAAGTGCCATGACTTCCACTCTTCGTCTGTGTTATCCTGTCCTAGATTGAAAGTATCGTAGAACCAGTTACGACCACTAGGAGTACTAATGAACAATGCTCTACCCTTCTTATCTGACAGTGAAGCTCGAATGATCTTCTGCCATACATCTTCTTTAATAAAGGCACATTCATCCATCACTACGTAGACTAACGATACACCTCGGAGACTATCTGGATTATCAGCACCTCGTACTAAGATCTTCTTACCATTGATCAAAGTAATCTCTAAGTTATTCACATGGCTAGACTTAATCACAGGTCTACCTAGCTCATGTAGTAAGTCCCACATAATCGTTCTAGCTTGTCCTAAGGTAGGTGCTATGTACATCACAGCTGACCCATCTGGACAGTTAAGACCTTCAATCAGTAATGATACTGCTGACAATCTTGACTTACCACAACGTCGACCTGCAGCTACCACTTTAAAGCGAGTAGTATCTTTAAAGACACTCTGCTGCCACTTAAGCAGTTGGAAGTTTAACTCAGACATCTATAACTTCCTGTTCTTCACTGCTTGTACTAATCGTAGGTGACGTTAAACCTGTAATGTTGATAGACACTGTTGGTGTATTGTTACCAGCCTTCTGAGCTTCAAATACACTGACAGGGACAATCCTATCGACAATTAACTTCCATGCTGCAGCTTGATTCTTATGTTCATCATTAAGAGCTGCATCATAAATAGCTTCTAGAACCTTAGCACTCTTAGGTGAGTTAAGCATCCTAAGCTTGTACTCATTGATAATGGCTGCATCACCCTTAGGTCTACCGACACTACGATTCTCAGTGATAGCTTTAAGTTCCCTTTTAGAGGTACGTCCTACTTTATTACCTGTTGGTTTTGTCATGGTTCGTCTTTGTCCTATATAGGAGACTGCTAAGTGAAGTACTATATAGTACTAAGACATATAACATAAATGTTACATAGACATAATATTAACATAAATATTATAAGTACTTATATTAGTTATTAATATTAATTTACTTAGTAAGTAATATATTATAAGTAACTGTTAATAGTGTATTTAACTTCTATGTTCCCTTTCCAAGGTGTACGGATCAGCCTTAGAAGTCAACCTAAGAAGTGGGGTCAGGCTTCTTAGTAAACACAATTATTTCCTATGTAGAATATTATACACTACTATGTCTTGACTTACAATGGTTTGTCTAATTATTTCTTATTTATTTTTACTTCTATGTGATCACAGTCACACTTTTAAGCACTCTAAAGTTCCCCGTTCTCAGGGTGTCTGGATTGTCCTCTAGAGTTCTACTTTTCCTTTGTAGATCAATTGGTTATAAGTTATAACTAGTTCAGCTTGCGATAGTCCTATTTTACCTTTTTTGTGAGCTTTGTAGGCTCCCACAAAAGTAATCAGTAACACAGCAGGCCTCCCCCCAGTCACTTTGCAGGCCAAGTTAGTTAGTGCTTACTTACATAGTCAAACGTTAATGAGAATCATTCGCAGTTACTCAGTAGGTCTAGT